GGAGTTGGTGCTTGCCAATCAAAGTTTTCATCTAATGACCAAGATGGATAAGGTTGCAATGAAATAAAAACATCTGCAATTGGATTATAGGTAAAACCTTTGTTTGCATAATTTTTGCGGATTGAACCATCTTGACTTGTTTCAATCCAGGTGCCACCAAGATTATCTATTAACCATTGATAACCTTTGTCGCCATTAGCATCATTATCATCACCAACAGTTACCCTTAAAACTTTATTGTTTTCATCAATTTCTGCCCAATAACTCATACTGTGTACCTCACAATTACAATCCCACTTCCACCATTTCCTGCGCCATCATTTCCGCCCGCACCGCCACCACCAGTATTTACCAAAGCGTTTTTATTGCTTGGGCGATAACCACCACCACCTGCGACCTTTGTATTTTGTGCAGTTCCACCTTGACCATTACCACCTGATGCATAAGAAACAGTCCCAGAAACATTGTCACCAGTTGTTGTTGCTAAACCCCAAGCAGAATAAGCAGATGTACCAGCACCCGCTGCGCTAGTTTGCCAATTTCCACCTGCGCCCGTGGCTCCTCCGCCGCCCCCGCCTGATGAATCTCCGCCAACTCCTGATCCTCCAGCATATCCATTACCTGACTGACCACCAGTACCTGTATTGTATTGACCACCCTGCCCACCAGTTGTTGTTATTGTTGAAAATCCACTACCAGTCATACTCGATGAGGAACCATCTCCACCATTAACATTTATGCCGCTGGCTGCGCCGCCATTACCGCCAACCGTTATTGTGTACGTAACGGCTGTAAGTGTTCTTGGATCGGTAAGTTTAACTTCACCTGCGCCACCACCCGCACCTGCATATTGAGCAGTTTTTCCAAACATACCGCCGCCACCACCAGCAATAGTTAAAATTTCACATACGCCACCTGTTGTAACTACTAAACTGCCATTACTGGTAAAAGTGTGATATTTATATCCACCACTTGTAACCTCAGTACCACCACTTGCAACAACCCCACTAGTAGGTGCTTTACCAATTCCAGTTAAACCTGCAATTATGTTACCAATCATTACAGAACCGCACCAACAATCGTCCAAGCATTTGTTGATATTTTAATTGCAACACATGATTTGTACTGTGCAACTGTTGGTGCGGCAGCAGTAGCACCTGCACTAGTAACAGTTGTTGTTCCTGAAGTTACGGCGTTAACTGTCAAAAGTCCTGCGCCAGTATTCAAAATAGTAATAGCAGTTCCATTGGGAAATGCGTAAGTTGCGTCTGTTGGAATAGAAATAGTTTTTGTACTTGCGTTACTTGCAACAACTAAAACCTGATATTGGTCAGTTGACGCAAGGGTATAGGTTGAACCGCTTTGAGTATTCAAAGTAAATGATACCAACCCATTAAACATTGCAGCCGATAAAACGTCGCCGGTTGCCGCTGGAAAGCCTGTTGCCATTTGTGTATCTCCTTAGTAGTCTCTAATTATATCTCAGTATGTGAGAATATCCTCGCCAATTACCCCATACGTGCTATCTCCGACGATAAACCCATCTGTTATGGGCTCCAAGGTGGTGAATGTGCCTACCCATGCGTTCGGCGTTATATCCCAAGATACTCCCTGAATCTGTAAGTTTTTAGTGATGACCGAGGAATCTGGTTGTATATTGGAAATAAGAACATTGTCAAAATAATCTAAATCTAGAATTACATCATTTGGGACTAGAGGGTCATAAAGGTCAATTGTCATACGGTCAATTCTTATAGTGGTTGTGCTGCGTGTGGCAACATAAATGGCGGCGATATTGGCTGAGTCAGCATCTGTTTGTACCACTAAATCACTAAAGGAAACTGAGTGAGGGAAATAGGTTGCAACCGAATTAGCGTCAATATAAGTTTGGGTAGTGCCGCCAACTCGAGTTACTGAACAATTATTGACAATTAATTTATCATCAAAAGCAAAAACTAAATTCTTATATGGAATACCGCCGGTCTGGTTAAATGCAATAGGTGTGCCACCGGCTGAGGATATTGTGTTTGTTCTGTTCTTAAATATGGCGTTGCCTTCAGGTGAAATAAAGAAAGCACCTTGTTCTGAAGTTTCTGCGTTGATAAGTGCTGCGAGTGCGGTTCTGTTTGTTGCTGGGTCAGCCTGAGTTAATGAGTTGCCAGTATCCAAACTACGCATTGAGTTAGGGAATGATACGGTATCTAATATCTTGGCAGTTCTTGTTCCGGTATCCTGTCCTGCCGCTTGACCTGTAATTGTGTTTACCGTAGCCATTGCAAACAATCTAAAAGCATCTGAAGCATTAATGTCTACATAAGATACATTTTCTGCTTGATCGTAGGTGTAGACGTAATCAGTCGTATATCCACTAAATAGGTAGTAATCTAACCCATTGTACTCAGCAGAGATTCTAAGTTTTCTCAATGGTGTTAAATAACCGTACAGATCGGAACTAGTATTTTGCGGATTAAATCTACCATTTTGGTCATAGATGCGAACGCTGCAAGTTCCAGCCTCGTAGGTATCTCGAGCAATGTTTCTACCCCGATTAATCTTGATACCTCGGGTTATGTCAGTTAAATCAATTACTAATGAAGGTGCCGACTGATCTGACAAAATACCAACACCTAGCACGCCGTTTACTGGGTCTCCAATAGTAAAAGGGTTACCAAAGGTAGCCCCAGAACTAAAGTTTAGGCTTATGTTAAGTACTGGTAGGGGCATGTTATCTAAATGGGTTGATTGACGAGAATGAACCTGAAGCCGATGAGTTAATCAATCCGTTTCGCAATTCGTCCAATAGTCCTTGAGTCGCACCGTTGACGTTAATAATTGTAGTGCCATCTCGATTGAGTCCTTGAGATAAATTATAGGCTTCGGCTTGGGCTTGCATTCTGTAACTCATTGAAGCCATGATTGCTTCGCTTTGTGCAATAGTCGCTGGCTTACTTTGTAATTTTGCAAGTTCAGTAGCACTCATTTGATTCTGAGGATTAATGACTGCAAACTCAACACCATTTTTAGTGAAAGGTGCGGCTATGCTTGGAAGCCTTGAAGGTGAACTTACGCCTTGTCCGCCTACTGTTGTGGTTCCTAATTGCGATAACAAATTTTTCATTAACTCAATTTGTTTAATCAAGTTATCAATATCAGTTGACCAACCCTCAAACGGATATAGGGCTTTAGGTAACTTGGCTATTGCTTCAGCAAGGTTAGTAGTTTGTAATTGAGACTTAATTAACTCGGTTGCTAACTTAGCGGCTTCACTAGCGTTTCCTTGGATTAAGGCTAATTGTAAAGAAAGTCTTAGTTTTTCTTGGTCGGTAATCTTGTTTTGCAAGGCTGCATAAATTTGAATCTGCTCAAGATCAAAAACGCTAGATAATTGCTCAAGTTTCTTTCGTTCTGCTTCAATCTTTTTACGCTCAGCATTTAAGGCTTTTTCTCTATTGATCGCTAGGAGTCTTTGTGCTGCAAGTTTCTTGGCATCCTCTTGTAGTTTCTTTTCCTCTTTTTGTAAGGCTGTATAGTCAAACTTTTGACTCATTGGGTCAAAAGGTTTATCAAAGTTCAACTTGTATTGGAACAGCGGAGACGAAGGACTTAAGGTTAGGTTTTGGAACCCAATCTTTGTAAACTTAGCAAACTCACCAAATCCAGATATAAGATTTGAAATTTTGTTTGCTAATGTGTCAATTCCGCTGCCGTACTTTTCAGGGTCACCAAAAGCATCATCAAGTGCGCCTACTAACGCACCGCCAATCATCTCTTTAGCATCCTCAGTTTTAGCCTTGAGAATGTCCATCTTTCCTGCAAAAGACTCAGCCGCTAATGCTGCCTGACCATCAAATCTTTTTGCTAAAAACTTGGTTACCTCATCCAAGTCCATTGTCTTTGCTTCAGTAGCAGTTAATCCAACGTTTAGACGTAGTAAGGCTGTATTCTGTCCAAGGGCTGCTTTGCTTAATGCCGCTGTTACTGACGCTAAGTCTTTACCTGTACCGGCTGAAGTATCTAATGCAACTGAAAGTAATGTTTGTGCTTTTTTGGCATCTAAGGTTGCGTTGACTAAAGAGGTGAAGGCTGGTCTTAATTCATCATCTAGAACGCCGGTTGTGTTTTGTAATTTAGTTATGAATCCAGCAGTACTAATTACTGCATAAGATTGACCTAAGTTCTGTAATGTTTTTGCTAACGCATTGGCAGCCTTTTGATCGTCACCAAAAGCCTTGATTGCGCTTTTACCAAACTTTATAGTTTGGTAAGCACCAAAAGCAACGCCAAGTGCTTTTGCTGATTTACTCAAAGAATCTAACGCTTTAGTTGCCGCTTTTGAGCCTTTGTCTTTGTAAGTGCTAACAATAGGAATTTCAATGCCGGTACTCATGCTGCTAACCCGATTCTCCTCTTAGTGCTTGAATTAAACTTTGCAACGGCAGTATTGATTGCCTTAAATGTTGCGTTGGTGACTTGTCCTTGATCTTTAGCAAAAGCCGCAAACAACAATCTACCTTTGTCAGTTCGGCGGCTACCAATACTCTTGAAACCGCCGTAAGTGCCTTGAATAGCCCTGTTAAAGTGCGCCCCTGCATTTGGGTTATTACTCTGGCTGTTACGATCTCCGTTAAAGTTTGCTCGCCCTGCGGTCTCAATAATTGCGCCAACTCGAGATCGGTTTAACAATCTATAAACATTTACGAACCCAGCACTATTACGGCGAGATCGCCCAAGGCTATAAGTTAAACCCTTTTTAATTAATGCTTCGTTATATCTTGGAAAACCTAATTTTCTGCCAGTTCTTGAAACTACTGGTTTTCCTTGATCTTGCCAAGATTCCAATTGGTATACATTTGGTTGAACCATACCTCGAGCATCATCTACAACTTTTTTCATTGCAAGACGAATCTCTTTGTTCATCTCCTTGTAGAGGTCAGGCGCAAACTTCTTTAAGGCTTTTTGAGCCTCAACGATACCTTTTACCTCTACTGGCATTTTCAATCCTTTTTTGGTCATCTTTTAGAACGGTGATTGTTGCTAAAAGTAATGATCTATCCATTTTCAAATACTCTGAATGAGGTATGCCAGTCCTAACCGCTAATGTTGCAATTAGGTGAGTAAAGTCATACCTCGTCACCCATTTGGGGAGTCAGCGTCCATAATCTCTACCTTGGATAGAGTTTCTAGATACTTGTCCCCAAATGGAGGAACTGTATTACCTGCACGCCTTTCGGCTTCCCATGAAAGCCAATAAACGTCCGACTGTTTTTCCTCGTCTCTAAAACGCTTATGAAAACCAGTCTTGAAATTTTGTTCAAACGCATATTCGAGTGCAGGGGTTATATCAAAGTCTGATACATCCCCTGAAGCCTTAGTCACTCTTATTTTAATCATTGTTACTCCTTAGAATGTACCTGTGGTTGCAACGGCAACTGCGCCGTTGATAGTCCATGTTACATCCTGCATACCTATATCGCCAACACTTCCGTTCACGTCGGTAGTATTATTGACTAAAGCGGTGAATGTATAGAGAGGGTTGGTTGCGCTTACTGCGGTTCCCTTTTCCTGTAACAATACGCAAGTTACTGAAGTTCCCCATGCAGCCTGTAGGGTTGCTAGAACGTTTGCTGAAGCGGTGTCGTTTAGGAAGGAAATGGTCACGCTTGAGGCTTCCAAGCCTTTTACAAATTTGTGACCAAGATCACCCATTGCGGTAACTTCCAGTTCATCAAATGTGCGGTTTAGTGTGACGGCGGTCACATGATCTGAAAGATCGACGGAATTAACCTTTACGCCGACCTTGTTGTTTAGAAATACAGCCATTGGTTATTCCTCATCTTTCTTTGAGACTGGTTTTGGCTTATCTGATTTTGCTACTTGCCCGACTTTTTCAAGCCAAGCCTTGTCCTCGGAAGGAACATCATAAATATCGCTCATTTTTTAACTCCAACTTGTCATGATTGAGACGGACATATCACTTGTAAGCATTTCGCCGGCAACGTTTGATAAAACAGTCGGTGCCGAGATACTGCCAACACTTATTTTTAATGTGGTTGAGGCGGCTAATTTATTAAATACGCCAACAACCATAGTTTCAATACCGTTCAAGTTTCCTTGATTGTCTAGCATTGGAACAATCATTACTATCTTGAAATTTACTTTAGGTGCAACACTTGAATAAATGTTATTGCTTGGCTCAATGTAAGGGTCATCCGGTTGGATGATTACTGAATTAGCAATGGGTGAGGCAGGTGGGTATGAAAACACCTGCCAAACCCCAGCGTTCTCTAACGCCGTCGCAAGGGTTGATCTGAGAGTTGTAACGGCAACTGTCATCAGCCAACCAAACCATTAGGTGAAAGGTGATTTGCTATCAAACCTCTAATTCTTGCGATTAAAGTGTTGCCCATTTTATAGGGTGATGGTTGGAAGTCTGGGGAAATTCCGCCAGAGGCTGTTTGTTGTCTGCTTTGCCAAATATCGACTGCAATCATGGCGGCACCTTGACGAATTTCGGGAACAGTTGCGTAATCTGTTCCATGAAAAGAACCTGTTATTACTCCGTAAGGTTTTACTAAATGTAAATTTTGATCAGCACCGGACGCTTTTGTATACTGAAAAGATAATGGAGTTGTTGCGGTAATTGTGTAAGTTCCGTTAAAAACTGCACCGCTTTCGGTTATGGCAACAGATTGACCCGTTACAAACCCATGAGGTTGAACTGTTACTATTGTTGCTGTTAAACTTTTTAATTCTGTTGAATAAACATAAGCCTTATTAAACCATAGAAAACTTTTAACTATATTTTCGGCAGCCTGAGCCACTTCCTCAACTACTGAATCTGAATATAAAGTTCCGATTCCAAGTAATGTCCGAAGTTCGGCTTGCGTAACGTAGGTAGCCGGCAAAGTATTGTCCTTTCTTAAAGTAAAGGGGCAAAGGCTTCCAATGCCCCTTTACAGGTTATCCCTAGTGAGGAAAGTTTATGCAACCATCCAACGATAAGCACCGGCAGCAACCTTAGTTGCAATTGCGCCATAACCATAATAAGCAACATCAATTTGACCAGTTGAAATAACGTTGGTCTCCAGACGATACTTAGTAGATTCGTACCAAGTGTATGAATCAGGATTAATAACGATCATTGTGTTATCGCCTGTTCCATCAGTTAACGCTGTTGAAACACGAAGGTTTAATCCACCAATGTTGCCACGAATATTCGTAGGGGTTAGATTTCCTGAAGCGTTCTGAGGGTTAATTGTTTGTGTAAATACTGCACGATTTGAACCATCAACTAATCCCATCAATGCACCCCATTGTTCAGGTGATACAACGATATTGGTTGCGAATCCAAGTGTGCCTTTGTAAATTGAAACTGCGGCATCAGAAATAAAATCCTGAATGTTTGCTGCGGTTAGTGTTCGGTTACCGCCATCAGTTCCGTTTGTAATTAAAGCAGTACCAACTGCTGCGTCAGTTGCTTTTGCATAAGCAAACTCCATTTGACGTACTAACTCTGCAAAGAACGCAGGGCTTGATCTGTCCAATAATTCTACGGAAAATATTTGACGTCCAGCGTACTTGGCGACAGGAATACTTAAGAACGCAACATTTTGATCTGTTTGTGATGGTGCTGCACCTTCGGCTGTTGCTGCAACGGTTGGTACTTGTGTAAGTTTTGGAATTTCAAAACTCATACCAGCATCAGGAAGTGCTGCTGAACTAATTGAATCAATAAATGGGCGATCAGCATTTGAAAGAGGATTAATTACCTCGGTCAATTGACGTGTAGGAATAAGTCCTGCGTTGTCTGTTGTATCTGCTGCTGCTGCAATGTATTGACGTGCTTGATCGTCATTTAGATATTGCGCCCGAAGTGTGTTCTCAAGAAACTTCTCTTTTGTGAACTCAAGACGTGGCTTGGTGTAAATTGGTGCTGATACTGTTGGACGAGAGGCTTCAACCGCAGGGGTCTCTACTACCTCAGTCGCAACAGTTGTTTCAGTTGTGTTTTCCACAATTGCCTCATTTTCTGTTTTG